GTTTCCCAGTCACGATCGCCCTGTACTCTATAGACCCACTTGAACCATTGGCATCTATGTATAAACTGTACTGTCTAGCCTCTACCACACCCTCTGGCGACCCTTCCCCAATAATAGGGATGCTGAGACTAGCGTCCTGCGTAAACTGTCTAAACGGCTGCTCCATTGTCCCGTCTGCTTGTACGATAGGCTGTGCAGCGTTGAGTCTGGGGCTTGTCACTTGTCTCCCCCAATGATGTTAGCAGTCAGTTGAATAATCACTGGCTTCACCGCATCCGTTAAGGTGAATCTAAACACCTCAAACCGAGCTGCCCTGCCGTTCCTTCGCCAAATAGCTCTACGGGTATACTCACCGATCTTACCAATTGACCTAGCTATTGGGCCGCTCCAAGTCTTGCCGTCCTTGCTTCGTTCTAGGACTATCTGTGGGTCAACCACTGCCTCATTGCCCACACCTGACTCAACAGTGAGTTCTAGCGAAGGAAAGAACACGGACTGCATATTGTTCTGGAAAGGCTGCGTAGCGACTCTTCGTACAATGGTATTGCCGTATTCTGTATAAACGTCTGGGTCTAACTCCCCGATACGACCGTCAATGATGTCGCCGCATAGAATCTTGTTGTAAGCCTTAACAATAGAACCCACCCTTAAAGCGCCTAACGAGCCTTCTAGGAACGATTTACGCTCATGCCACCTCTGGCTTGTTGTATCGTATACAAGCGTTGTAGAGGGCAGGGAGAAGCCTATAAAGTATGCTCCTTTGCTTGCGTACGCCCATGAGAAGATATTAGAGACTTGCTCTTGCGTTAGGGTAGACAGTAATGAGTCTATCGCTGTGGTGGAGATTTTAACCGTAGAGTTGCCGTTCAACGCCCAGATAGCTGGCCCTTCATTCTCTCCACCGCCGACCCACATGAACGTGTCTTGGGCGTTTACCAATGAGTATGGAGCGTAACAGCCTTTCTGTAGGAATAGACCTGTACGTTGGAAAGGGAAGTCAGCACCGCCTATATTCTGGAAAGCCTCAAAGGTCTGGCCACCAGAGATAAACAGTTGGTTCTTATAAACCACCGGAGCAACAATGTCATCAGGGTCGGACTCGGCTGTACCGAAGTCTAAAGCGTTGTAGCTCAAGCCGTCATTGATGGAGCTTACTATGAACTTCTTAGAATCTGTGGTGATTAAGAAGTAGCCATCTATGAACACTACGAACTGGGGGTTGCCATTCGCAGTGAAGTCCGAATCAGTAATTTGACTAAACGTGTCAGTCACATGGTTGTAGATGTACCCGTTACCATTAGGAACAAGCACCATCAGTTGTGTGCCGTTGTCAGCCATAGATACTCTGACAGTCCCTGTAACATCGCCAATGAACGTCAGTGTGTAATCATCACCAGACTCATCTAACCGATAAAGTCTTTCGCCATTGACGAAGTACGGCTTACCCGCCATCTCGTGCGACCCACGGTTGACGTTATCTAGCACACCAGAGGTAGCGAGTTGAACAATGCCTTCAGTGCCGAATAGAGTCTCTTGAGCCAAGCCAGCACCCTGAACAACATTCGGATACCAGTTCGTACACTCTTGAGCTGCGATAGGCAAAGAGTCTGATACATAGAAACCATTCGCTATGGGTAACTGAGTTACAGGCATTAAAGCGCCCCTATAATGGCATCCAATACAATTAGGTTATCAGTTGTGGATTCGTTCCTGACAAATATCTCAACGTAGTCACCATCGTCTAGCTCGAGGTTGGCGAAGGTTGCCAAGCTGCGGTAAAGACCGCTAGAAGTGGTGGTAGTTGTTTTCGTAGTAGACACAATAGAACCATTCAGCGCGATGTACATTGACACAGTATGGTTTGTGCCGCTTGTTACAGTCATACTAATAATAGCGTTAATGATATGTCTAGCTGTGTCACCATTGTGCGTAATCTTACCCGTAGTGTCTCCGGTGTAACCAGACTCATCACCTACCACAAATGTCCCTGCGACCTTAACCGCTGTAGCAGTGCTTGAGATTACAGTCTCGGTTGAGTTGCCCTGCATGGTCACATTGGCGTACTCAGCGACACCTACTTGATCAATCGTGACGTAGTTATTCGTAGAGGTTAATGAAATGCCATTACCTGCTACCAAACTTGCAAACACAGGCTGATCTGCCGTGGTGCTTAAGAATATAGGCGTACCAGTACCGTCATTCACAAAGTTATGAGAGAGTTTAATCCCATTCTCTGCTGAGACGTTAGCCAGTACACCAGAGCCATTTTCTATGTTTCTGATCTTATTAACAGTTCCATCAACATCTAACACAGGCGACCCAGTTACCGATCCGGTCTGAACGATAGAGCCAGTAACACCAAGGTTAGCTACAAAGTTGTCATAGCTGATCTTGTAGTTAGTACCGTTTACAACGTAGTCCAGATAGCTATTAGCTAAGACTGTGCCTTGCTGAATGAACTCGCTCTTCTTGCGGCCTTGTGAATTACCCGCCATTAGTGCTGACCTCCAAACCTATTGCGCCTGTAGTCTCGGCGAGTATCTCTTGTTCTGCGTCTGGGTAGAAGTGTCCGTTCAATCCGTAGGACTCATCCTCATTACCAGAACCCAAAGGCAACGTAGAAGGCAACCTGCTTGCCCTGATTCTCTGACCTATTGTCCTCATGGTCTGCATACCCTGACGCGCTGCCAGAGCTAGACCTTCTGAAACCACGCCTCCATAGTCAGGTGCGACTTCAATCGCCATGTTAGCGATTATGCCTCTTAACGCACCAGTAGGGACTGTGACTTCATCACCGAGGCTATCAACCACGGTGTAACCCAGCATGATGCCCTGAGCATCTAACTGAGCCATATAATTGTTTAGCGCGAATATGTAATCTTGATATTCATCAGGCTCAAGAGGAGCTTCAGATGCTTGTACAAGAATTCGCTGAAGTGATGCTTTTGCGACTTGAGCAACAGTTGCCATTTTTATTCCTTCGCAAAATTAGAAAAAGGAGGCCGAAGCCCCCTTGTTCGTTTTCAGTCGCTAGACCCCAAAGCCTTTTCCGGCAAACAAGGGGTTAAATGTGGCGTACGCCGGAAGCAAATCGAAACGAATCTTTTGCGTGTTAGCGTCACCGTCTGCGTACTTAGATACTCGGATTGACATACCGTCGCTAGTAGTAGCGATTGTGTCAGTTGAGTATAGCTTAGGTAGCTTAACAGTACCCATGCCGAATGCCTGCTTCGTGTAGAAGAGGTTAGGCTGGTACAGAGTTGAAGCAGCACCAAGGATCGTTACAACCGCAGCCTGTGCAGGAGCAGCGTCTACGTTGTTGTACTGACCGTTAGCTTCGTAGATAGCAGCACCTGAAACAGTGATAGTCGCAGCGTTGCCAGCGATAGTCACATCTTCAAGTACAGTGCCTGTCCAAGGCACAACAGCGCCAGAAGCATCAAGCATAGGCTGACGAGTAGCTACGTTGAGACGGTTAACGCCCGCAATAGTTACCATGTCACCAGCTTTGATAGTACCAGTACCCAGACCGCTCAAAGAAAGAACCTGAGTCATAGTGTCCTTAGCTGTGACGTAAGTTGCGTCAGGAGCAGTAGCCAAAGCGCCTTCACGGTCAGTAGTAGTACCTGAAGTGTAGCTAGGCAGTGCGTTAGAAGTAAGCGCCATCATGCCGCCGAAAGACTGGCTGATCTGTGCTTTTTCCCATGCTGTACGAACAAGGCCATCAGCCGCATTCAGACCGTTCTGAGCCGAAGACAGCGCAGTAGTAGTGAATGGGTTCATGATGTAATACTTCTCGTCGCTCATAGGAACGCCGATAGAGTCCATCAATGCGCCAGCGCCTGCAACGTCGCCCCAAGCATCTACGGCAGTGCCGTGAGTACCATACTTAAGTGAAGCGTTCTTGTTCATGTATGAACCAAGATCAAGCTCAAGGTCAGTCACAATGCGACGGGCCATTGGCTCAAGGATCTGGTCGAGTTGGTCTAGCTCAAGAGCCTCTTCAACATTGCCCCACTCAGTCGCCGCTGTGAAGTAGTCCTGTACTGTACCAGTTGCCTTACCTGCAATGATGTCGCTCTTAGTGCTTGAGCTAATGTCACCGCCAGAGGTACGGATTGAGTTGTAGTCGTGAGGACGCTTGAAGTCCACGTTTGAACCCGATGAAGGGTTGAACTTGCCTGACAACAGTTGAGTGTTGACAGTCTTAGTCAGAACTCGTGATGCCTCGAATGCTTCTAGGAAGACCCGAGCCACTTTCCGAGTGACGTTACTATTGAGATTGTTAGCCATTTTTAACTATTCCTATTCAAATACTGCGCCTTGCGGCCCTCTAGGTTTGGGGGCTTTACCAGCGCCGTGTGGTTGCTCCAAAGGATCAGGAGCGTTATTTACCTTGGGTTTAAGAGCAGCAGCTTTCTGCTTAACCGTTGTTGCTACATAAACTGCCGCCTGTGTAGGTGACATTTCGCGGAGCTTCTCTAGCTCTAAGAGGTTCTTAGACAGGTAAGTAGTAATCAATGGCCCTTGGTCTTCTTCCAGTATGTACTGAACTAAGTCCTCGTGAATGCCAAACTGCGCTACCGTGTTGCCTGCTACCTGTAAGTCCTCTGCCTTAATCCCTAGACTTGTGGCCTTCTGGGAGTAAGACTGAACCTTCTCGGTCATTACTTCTTGCTGCTTTTGTTCCTGCTGTTGCCGCACTTGTTCTTGTTGCTGCTTCAGCATTTGCTGTTGCTGATCGAACGCAATAGCTTGTTTGAGTGCCTCATCCCTTAGATACAG